GCCGATTCCCGCAACCAATGCCCAACTCACGGTGACGGTGCAAATGTCGGTGGCCCCATGAGCATGTCATCCGCCTTCAGTTCTTCGTTTGACGTGAACGCTGCCAATGACCAGCCGCCCACTCTGTTGGAGTCGATGCTCGGCACAGTCGGCCAAGACCCCAGCTTCCTGGGAGCCACTGGCTACCTGGACGGTGTCTTTACCAGTCGGCTGATGAGCGATACGGAATAGCTACCGCTGGCAGGCCAGGAAGTCGATGTTCGATCCCTTCTCCTTTATGGAGATGGGCTGTAAGGAGTAACCAGCAGGGCAAGTCTGACCTACTGGGCCTGTTGGGCCTACCGGCCCTCTGGCCCCAGGTGATCCGGTCGCACCGGTCTTCCCCGTAGCTCCCGTCGCTCCTGCGGGACCGGGAGGCCCAGTAGCGCCAGCAGGTCCAATACCTCCAGGCGAGCCAACTGCACCCTGTTTGCCCTGCGTTCCAGTGGCTCCTGTGGAACCACCGGCTCCTGTCTGACCTGTCTGGCCTTGCGCTCCCGTCGTTCCCGCCGTACCGGTGCTTCCCGTTGTTCCCACTGCTCCCGCCTGGCTCGCAGTCGTTGATCCGGTTCCGGCTGGTCCGATGGCACCTCTTTCTCCTTGTGGTCCTCGTTGGCCCTGTGGTCCTGCTGGTCCAGTTTTCCCCTGCGGGCCAGGGGGGCCGTGTACTCCTGGTGGCCCTGCTGCCGCAGGCTCGGGAGGATTCCCCACTACCAGAGCTATGGCGCAGGCAATAAATAGGGCAGCGGCGATGAGCAGCAGGGCCACCCCGCTACTAAAGACCCTTCTGATCCACCCCATCCTCTCCCCCGTTCTGTCTCGGTGGCTTGATGCCATGTTCCGCCAGATCGAGTAGAAGCTCGTAGTTGTGACGTTCCGCCTCGATGCGTAGGCGGCGCTCGTCGGCCAGCATGTGGCTCATGCTGTCGAGGTCTTCTTTGGCTCCCTTGCGCTCCTTGTTACGTACGGTCCTGATCGCCAGCAGGACTCCCCCAATAGCGGCGACGATCCCACCTATGCCTGCAATGAGGGCGATGAGATCGGTGACACTCATTCATCTCGCTTGCGACGCCGGGTCACGGCCAGGAGCATTGTCTCCACCGGGATGATGCCGATCAGGATCAGTCCCGTGATGATGTAGGCGATGTTCTTGCTGCTGGCGTTGACCGAGTAGGTAATGATCCACACTCCCAGCAGGAAGACGGCTACCTGTCGGACGATAGCTACCCATCGTGGGTATTCCTGATCCTTGTTGACACGCTGAGCCAGCCACTCAAGCCGACTGACCTCCTTGGGTTCCTCAGATTCTCGGCCTGGTACCGAACTCATTCATGTGACCGGAGCGGTCCATGAGGTAGCCCAAGTCTGTGATCCCACCAGACCATCCACAGTTAAGCCCTTCTCAGCTTGGAAGCTGCGTGCTACCCCATATGACTGGTCGCCAAAGTCGCCGTCTACCCCGATAGCCCATCCCCGGTTCGCCATCTGCTGTTGCCAGGTGCGGACGTTCGTGCTATCCACGCCGCCGTAGTGGCCGGAATGACAATATGGATCGGGGTCCGGTCGCCCCAGGTAGTGACCAGCCGGGTAGGGAAAGGGCGGCGCTTTACCTGCTGGGGGAGGTGTCGGCGTAGGCCCTGGTGCCGGTCCTGGTTGGCCCCCGGCCATAGCCAAGACCTCGTCCAGTGGGAAAGCAGGGCCACAATCTACGTGGCCCCCTCCCCAACTACCTAGGTCAATGTGCTGACAGACGCCCCGGCCACTGCCTTGGGCCTGAGAAGCATTCAGCTTGACGATAGGGATGCCGAAGGCGGCGGCTTCCTCTGCGATCCAGCGAGCGCAGTTCTCCAGCATGTTGGGGTGCCTGTGCCACTCGGCGTTGTCCCAGGCGGCAAAGGCACACATTTCCAGGCTGCACGCAACTGGATTAGCGTTGCTCTGCGTCCAACTTTTATTGCCCCGCTTTACGTACTCGCCAATAGTGTTGACTTTGTCATCTGCGCCTGCGTGTGAGGACACTCCGCTGGATGAAGAGGCAAAAAAGTTTCCCAAGCTCTCGATGGTTTTTGATCCTTCAGCCGTATGCACCACCAGGAGGCGCACACCGGCTCCCCCCCGGCTGGAGTAGTTAGGAGAGGGTAGCCAGACCCGGTTAAGTGCCATCCTTCTGCTCCTCTCTCCGTTCCTTAAATGGGCCAGGGTGGTCGTCGGGAATCCGGTCAGGATGACTCGGCTCCCGCTCTAGGTCAGCCCGTGACGGGAACTCAAAGGTGCCGTCAGTCCAGCGAGGATCATCCAGATCCATGTCGAATCGTGGAGTGCTCACTCTTCCTCCGAGTCGTCTTCGCTCTCCTCAGCAGGAGACTCGGTGACAGGCTCCTCGGTGGCGGGCGGTTGTACGCCCGTCCCTCCAGGTGCCCCGGTGGGGTCGACATAGGGTTCCGCAGGAGCTTCCTGGGGTTGGGCTTCGGGATGGGGTTCGGGGGCTTCGGTGGTGCTCATGTCGCTCCTTATTGGGTGCTCCAACTGAGGCTGTCGAGGAAAAGCTGGCCCGTGGAGTAGGGCACAGGGAACCGCAGGACAATGTTGCCATCTGTGCGTACGTCCACCCGATACACCCGCATGGGGATGACATCCTCGATGGCGCAGAGGACGGCGTTCTGCTTGGGCGTGGTGCTTGGCGGGCAGGCCATGATGATGGAGGCATCCCCAGGACTGCCGCCCTGGAAGAACACTTCGCCCCGAAGTTGACAGCGTCCGAAGCCATCGACGTAGTAGTCGATCTGCGAGTTGGTGACCGGCTTCCACGGCGTGACCAGGAGTGAGGACGCATCGGCCCAGGTAGGCGGGAACAACTGATCCATGCCCCCAGTTGGGCCGGTAGCCCCCACTGGTCCCTGTGCCCCAGTCGGCCCTACGACTCCCTGGGGACCGGCTGCCCCGGCTGAGCCTGCTGGCCCCGGAGGCCCTTGAGGACCGGCTGCCATGTTCAGGGTCTGCCAGGCCGTCCCGTTCCACCAGTAGACGACGTAGCTGGTGGTTCCGACCAGCCATACCTGACCCGCCTGAGCCGCTGTGGGGACCGCTGGGAGGTGGCTGATGTCTGGTACCACCGCAGCGACTACAAAGCCCCCTGGAGGCCCATAGGGGCCACTGGGACCGACTGGGCCTGCTGGACCGGGTGGCCCCTGCACCCCACCTGGACCCTGGGGGCCAGGCATGCCGGGAGGCCCGGGTAGTCCCGGTGTCAGGATCTCGATGACATCAGTCTCGGGAGTGATGACGATGGCGTCAGTCATCAGTAGTTGCCTCTCTGGCCGATGGCGAGTGCGGCGAGTGCGGTGGGCTGGGCTGTGAGTTCGGGGGCACGGGTGATGTTGGGGTCCACGTAGAAGTAGCCCCGCAGGATGCGGTCCTGCACCCCGGTGCCGTAGAGCACGAACAGGTCGTAGATGTAGGAGCGCCCGATGCCCCAAACCCCGACAGCTTGAACCGCTCCGGGGTAGTTGCCCTGGGACAGGTAGGTCAGGCTGTCGTCGTCACTGATGTGCAACTGGATGGAGGCCCCGTCCTCAGCTACCACGCAGCGCCCGCTGGCGTAGTCGAGCCGTAGCACCAGGACGTAATTCGCATTCCGTATTTCCATGACGGCAGACTCCAGGGCGATGAGTCTGCCCGTGCCCTGGTCCCGCAGGCGCACCACCTTCTGCCAGTCGGCCCCGGCACTCAGGTAGAAGTCGTACTGGAGGGTCATCACCACACCAACTGCTGCACGAAGAAGTCTTGCTGCTGGGCGTCGTTAACGACCTCTTCGGCCTTAACCTGCTCGCCCAGGGCGCTCACGGTGAGGTACGTCCCGTGAACGAAACCCTGCTTTTCGTACTTGGTCACCCGGTACACGATGTTGTCGTAGGAAAATCGGTCCCGGAAGTGAGAGGCCGTGAAGAGAGGATTTATTCTGAACCGGTTCATGGCCTCGGTCACCTGGAAGCACACTGAGGCCGTCGACAGGACGTAGAAGCCCTCGTCGGTGTCCATGGGATCGTCCTGGCGGAAGTCGAGGAACATGACCGGCAGGGTGCAGGGCGGGTACCACACCCGGGTCGGTCCCTCGTCGTAGACGTTGTGCTTGGAGGAGTCCAGGGCGTCGTACTCGGACCACAGCACGTTCTCGCCCCATACCCGTTGGTAGTTCCGCATGACCTCGTTCATGCGGATCACCCGATCCTTGGCGATGTAGTCGGGGGTGTAGAGCGGCATCAGAACAACGTCCCCTGGCCTTTGGCCTTCTTGGGTTTGGTCATGTTGGCGGCGGCGGTCCTCTCGGCCTCAGCCTTCTTCTGCTGGAAGGGGTGGAACTCCGGGCCTACGTTGGGCCACTCGACAGGAGCATGTGAAGCCTTGCCCTTGGTTCGGTACCTCGCACCAGGCTTGTCCAGGTTGCTCCACGCATCGGGCTTGAGATCAGGCCGGGTCTTGGTGGCGAAGTGCTCTCCAGCTTCGGTGCGAACATGGGAATGGATCGGCAGAGTCTCCTGGCCGAAGTCCCAATGGTGGGCCGAGTGCATGAGCGCCCCGGCCAGTCCCTTGGCTACGCCCTGCCCGTGAGTCTCCTTGCCACCGGCCTGGTAGTTCATCACCATCTTGATTTCACCTGGCACATCCTTATGGCTCTTGGCCCAGTCCAGGCTTGCCGCCTCCTGCGGTCCCCACTTCGGGTCGGACACGTCCATGGCGGTCAGATGGTGCTCACTGCGGCTACTACTGAACTGCAACATGAAGCCCCGGGACAGGTGCTCGGCCCAGGGATGAGCCATGTGCTCCATGCCAGGCAGGGCCATCTGATGAGGGTGGACGTGGTCCTTGAACTGGGTCGAGTTCAGGTGACTGGGCGTCGGCGGAATGTCAGGGTACGGAGCTACCACCAGCCGACCCACCCCGTGTTGATGGTGGTCCAGGCCCAGTAGTACCCGGACCCGGTCTTGGGGTCCACGTCCAGGGTGGGGTCGATGTTGGTGCTGGGCTGGAGGGCCACGTAGCGGTGGTTCTTGTAGTCGATGAGATCCTGGGGGTTGTAGGCCCGGGTGGCGTCCCAGGTGCCCTGGTAGGTGTACATCTTCTGCGTGACATCGATCTGCGGCATCTCCCGCTGGGGCCAGGTGATGTCGTCGTACTCCTTGGACCGGAAGATGGGCACCAACCTCTTGGTAGTACGGCTGACCCGGCGCAGCCTGGACTGGGTGATGCGGTACAGGCCCACGCCCAGGGCGCTCGACAGGGTCAGGTACTGGGTCTGGAGGGCGTTGATCATCGACATCAACTGCTGGAACACCTGGCTGATGGGGATGGTCACGCCGTCCGGGGTATGGATGTCGTGCTGCTGGGCGATGCCCACGGCCATGTCCCACAGGGCCATGATCGTGACCAGGATGGAGACTGGGTACTCCTCCACCTCGTTGAGCATCATGGGGGCCGGGGTGCCGGGGTAGATGGGCTGGCCCGCTGAGTTCGGTGGGGGTGGCATCACCGGGGTGTCGCCGTAGATGTCGACTTGCTCAGTCGGCTCAGTGCCGTAGGTGTGCTGGATGTAGGCCGTGCGGATATAGAGGTCAAGCTCGGCGGGCAGGAAGTCCCGGAAGTAGGTGCCTTGGGCCACCATGAGCAGGCCCCCGGTGGGAGCGACCCGGAAGGTGAGGACGCCACCGTGGGCGTCGAGGAAGTAGTCCTGGTTCAGGACTTGGTTGACCGTGCCCTGTGGGGTGGTGTCGGTGAGCACCACCTGGAGGGAGTTGGACACGTTCTCCACGGGAAGCTCAAAGCGCCAGGCCGCTCCTGAGCAGGTCTGCCTGGCGAGGAAGGGCCGGGGCAGATCCCGCAACCGGAGGCGAGCCATCTGAGCGATGCGCTGGGTCGAAGAAGGGCTGACCGGAGGATAGAGCAGCCCCTGGTCGGAATCGGGGTACTGCCCCGGCACGCCTGCGGTCACATCGTATGGGTTCGGAAGTCCGCTGACCGGCCCAGTCACTGACACACCCCCAGGCTACGTTCGGGTGGTCAAGGGGGGTGCGACACCCGGACCTACGCTTGGAGCTATCCGGCCCGCCAACGCCGGTCAAGCAGTACCAGCCAAAAAACGCCTAGCGACAGAGGGAAAATGCCTTCCTCTTTATTCAACTGCGTCAAGCAAGCAGACGTGGACATGCTGGGCAAGGCTGCACGCCAATACGGAAAAATGCAGAAGGCTGTCATGCCCGCAGCCCGTGCAGCCGGTGAGGTACTGCGTGGTCACATGCAGACGCTGATCAAGGGCGAGGGCAGCATCTCCCTGTTCCATGACGTGGCGGATCACCTTCAGGTTTTTGAGGACCAGGGCAACGTCGTGGTTGGCATCCCGCCCTCGCCGGGGGTGTGGGGCATGGCCTCCATCGCCAACCAGATGGAGAACCAGTACCAGATCACCGAAGTGGCTACCGAGTTGGCGAGCCAGAGCGGTGACATCGAAGAGGTCTTCTACTCCGAGTTGGCCGGGAGCTTGAGATGACCGTCGTCAACCCCACGTACGACACCGACCCCAACTCTCCCTTCCTGGGCCTCTACACCGAAGAGGACATGGGGCTGAAGACCCTCCTCCAGGGCGTCACGGTCACCGATCTCAACACCAGTCCAGGTACGCCCCGCCCGGTGCCGGTGTGGTTCCACAACCCGGAGAGAGAAGAGCGTCGGATCGTATATCCGAATATGGTGGTGAATTTCCTGAGTGAGCGGGTGGCCCATGAGCGGGAGCACCGGGGCTGGGTGCCGGTCTGGTTCCGCTACCTCCAGGACATCCCCTTCGGCGGGGACTGCCCACCGTCCATGGAGTATCCGATCCCCATGGACTTCGAC